CTAGCCCACTATTGGCGCGAATCCGCTCACGATCCTGAACTGAAGATTGAATATGGTGTTCGATAAATGCTCGAACATCTCAGCGGCCTTATCGAGCTCTGATTTGTCGAAAAGGAATTTTCCTAGCAAAGCCTTTCGCTCTTGTTCCGTGCTGTAGGTGGGGCCAAATATCTGCTCAGCGGAAAAGGTGCGGATCAATTCAGTGTGCTGATATTCCTCGCCATTAAAGTAATGGGTTTCGTTCCATCGCCCGTGAATTATGCGGTTCCTGATTGTCGCCTTCTTGCCGATTTTTTCGGTTGTGCGTTCTACGTCCTTCAGAAGATCGGGATCTTTGCGAAGATGGGACCGCGCCGCTGCTTCAATGACGCGAAGCTGCGCTTGAATGCCGATGATTGATAGGAGGATCGAGCCAGACTTGTTGAGGTCGGTGGGAGTGCTGACGGAATTGAAGAGAAACATCATTTGCCATTCGACATTCGACCAAGCGTCGACGGCGGTGGCAAATGCGATGTAGGTTTCATCGCGGGTTGGGCGAAAAACTAACTCTTTTGGGATTTCCGGCATGGCTGACACCGACAAAGACAAAGACCTGGATGAAACAAAGCGCATCATGGAGCGCTTGGTGAAGACGCCGCCCAAGATTCACGAGACTACAAAGACCAAGAGCGCGGGCAAAGGGTCAGTGGTCCCGGACATCAGCCAGCCCGATTTGCCGAAGGAGAAAACGGCCAAGCGACGTTAGATGTGTAGAACCGGCCGTCATCATTCCCGTCTTTTCGTCAAATTCTGGAATCTCGCCCTTCTTTATCTTGGCGTATCGAGACGCAAGAAGGCCCAGCGTGCGCAATTGGGTGCGTGCCAGTTGGTGCAATGTTCCTTCGTCGACTTCTGATTGGTCAGATCCGAGGTGAACAGGGACCGGCCGCAGGATAGCAGCGTGTTTCTTGGCAAACTCTTTATCGTCATGGTTCTTTCGAAGGTAGCCGGATAGGATGATGATCTGGTCATCATCTATTTCGTCCAAGATGTTCAAAAGTCGCTTCGCCTGAATGCGGTCCTTTTCTTCCCCAGTAAGGCCAAGTGCCACAATGCGACTAATGTAGTCGATGCGATCTTGCGACAGAGCGCGGGAAGATTTCAAAACACCATCTTCGAATAAATCGACCTTGTCAGGGCTATCAAACTGGCTAACTTTGATGGGTTGTCCTAGTTCTTCAAGACGATCATGAAGCGATTTTACAAACGCCTCTAAGCGATCAACGCGCTGATTTGGGATTACTTGGCCGATAATCTCTCCAATTATCGTTCCCGCAACCGGCACGGCGCCGGCCAGACCTTTTAGCGCGCTCACAATGTAATCGGTCTTTGTCGGTCCTACCGGTACGCCCTCGCCATCTTTAGTCATTTCCACACTCCCCCATGAGGTAATCGATATGTCCTGCTTCAGGATGGCTATATTAATCACCATCCTGTTTTCTGCGATAGTATGGCTGTACTGTTTGTCTATTTCGGGGGAGCCGCAGTCGGTTTGGATTATGCGCAAGGTAATCGGCGTCACGCCTTCTTTCGGCGCATACGTGCCAGCTTCAAGGCCTTCTGGCGCAACGTCTTTGCCCTAGTGAGCGCTTCGATATGTCAGTCGCTTGCCTTCGATGCCTTCCATGATGGCATCAACGCGCATCTTGTCGGTGAAGCCAAGCTTGGTGCGGCGATTGTAGCGGAAATCGAACTCGGCAAGGTAGCGATGCAAGTGAGCCTCGCCACAGTGCTGATAGACGCCAACCATGCCGCGCTTGAAGACTGAAAACACGTTTTCAATCGTGTTCGAATGAACCACGTACTCGCCTTCGCGGCGGGCATATTCGTTGGCCGAATGCTTGACGGTGCGATGCGAGGCGAACTCTTCGCCAGTGCGGGTGTAGAGGTTCGACTCGTCGGTATTGAGGTGTGAAGCGCGGTCAACGTTGCGGACCAGCACGTCACGCACGGTGAGCCTAGTAGCGTCGTTCAAATGGAACATGCGGGCTTTGCCGCCGCGCTCGACCAAGCCAACGACAATGCGCTTCTCGCGACCGCCGCCCTTGCCCTTCTTGGTGAAGGGACGGCCCTTGCGCTGCGCAGAAATGCGGGGCGTCTCGCGCTTGCCGATATAGGTTTCGTCCGCTTCCACGGTCTTGCCTTCGCCGCCCAAAGGACCGGACGATGCAACGTCTTCCTTCATCGCCTCGCGGATGCGGTGCGCCATGAACCATGCGGTTTTGTAGGTGACGCCAAGCATACGGTGCAGCTGGTGAGCGGACATGCCTTTCTTGGATGCGCCGAGCAGATGCGTTGCCAGCCACCACTTGGACAGCTTGATCTTGGAGCGCTCGAATACGGTACCGACAGTGACGGTGAACTGACCCTTGCACTCGTTGCAATAGCGCAAGCCCGGACGGTGCGACTGCTTCTTGCCTTCGATCAGCGCAATCTTGTCGGGGTTCGCGTTGCCGCAATGTGGGCAATAGGGACCATTCGGCCAACGGACGGCTTCAAGGGCTTCGCGGGCCTTGTCTTCATCGTGAAAGATTGGGTTCTGAAGGTCGGTCATTTGGGTAACTCCTTGGATTTGTTATCGTCCAAAGGGCTACTTTTGTCAAGTATATAATTAGGAATTTTTTCTTAGAAGCGATTGACCGGGTGAGGGCAGCCATGCTACATATTTGTCCATGGTGCTGATTTGCGCCGATGACCCGCCGCCGAGGCGGGTTTTGTGTTTCTGGCGATCTCATTACGCGAAGTGGCTTTGTGCCGACACTGAGATGACGGCGGGACAGCGCCCCCCTCTGGCCTGCCGGCCATCTCCCCCACTTGGGGGGAGATGGGCAGCTTAGGCGCCCCGCCTTTCCTTGCGACGTTGGTGATTGGCGAAAGCCGAGACAACGGCCAATCTCCCCCCTAGTGGGGGAGATGTCCGGCAGGACAGAGGGGGGCGTCGTAGAGTGCTGCCTTTCATCTGACGATTCATTCCGCGAGAATCCAATGACCCAACGCTACGCCACGATCAACACCGACGATGACGGCCACGAGGTCGTCAGCGCCATTGGCGAATTCGAGGGCGCAGCGCCGCGGGCGCGGCTTGGCCGGATCGAACAGGTCGCGCCCGGCGTGCTGATCGGCATGGTGCGGGATGCGGCGGGCGGCTTCGGTTTCCCGCAGGCAGGCATCGCTGGCCGCGCCGCCGGTCTTGTCGTGGCGAGGCTGCGGGCGCGGACCGTAGCGGCAAAGCCCGGCAAACCTGCCGATGCGACGCAGTCGCGGGCAAGGCCGAAGCGCAGGGGCAAGGCGAAGAAAAGGACCGCTCGCGCGAAGAAGCCGGCCCGATCGGCGAAGGCGCCAGCGTCCGCCGGCGATGTCGACGCTTCGGGGCAGGTCCATGACTGACGGGCCGGCGCGCCGCAAGACAAGGCCGGCCGGGCGCAAGCCATCCGCCGCGCCGGCTTCCGCGCCCCGGCCGAAGCGGGTGAAGAAAACGCTGGGCGACGATTTCCTCGCCGCCGTGCGGGCCGATTTCCGCGTGCATGGCGCCGGCGTCATCGCCGAGGTGCGCGCCGACAAGCCGGACCAATATCTGAAGATCGTGCTTTCGGTGCTGCCCAAGGATTTCCCTGTGCTCGGCACCATCAACCAACTGGACGGGCTGAGCGATGAGGAAATCCGCAGCCGTATCCGTGGCCTCGAAGCCGTGCTCAAGCCGTTCCTCGAAGAGCCCGCTGACGGCGGCGCGGACGGAATATCTGGCGCTGCTGGCGGAGCTTGACCGCCGGCGGCGCACAAATCTGGTGGCGGCCTACTCGCCATATCAGCGCCAGGCCGAATTTCACGCCGCAGGCGCGGTCAACCGCGAACGGCTGTTCATGGCCGGCAACCAGCTCGGCAAGACCAGGGCCGGCGGCGCCGAATGGGCGATGCACCTGACCGGGCGTTATCCCGCGTGGTGGCAAGGTAAGGTTTTCGACAGCGCGGTGCGGCTCTGGGCCGCCGGCGTCACCGGCGAAGGCACGCGCGACAATCCGCAACGCGTGCTGGTCGGCCCGCCGCAGCAGCAGGCGGCCTGGGGCACCGGCATGATCCCGGCCGATGCCATCTTGCAGACCATCATGGGCCGTGGCGCGCCGGGCGCGCTCGACAGCGTCGTGGTGCGCCATGGCGGCGGCGGCGATTTGCAGGCCGGCGAGAGCGTGCTGTCGTTCAAGAGCTTCGAAAAAGGCCGCGAGAAATGGCAGGGCGAGACGCTGCACGGCGTCTGGTTCGACGAGGAACCGCCGCTCGACATCTATTCCGAAGGCCTGACCCGCACCAACGCGACGGGCGGGATAACGATCGTCACCTTCACGCCGCTGCTCGGCATGAGCGATGTGGTGCTGTTGTTCCTGTCGGCGGGAGAGGTGGAGAGGATGGTGAAGGGCTAGCCTATGGATACTGGCTGCCCGCAAGCTGCCTCGCGCGGGCCTTGGGATCGGTGGCTTTCCGCGTCAGCGGTTGGCACCATATCCTTGTGTCGCCCTTCTGATTGGACCAAACATTGCACACTTTGTACGGCGTGTCCGGGGCACAAACGTTGTGCTTTTCCCCGGCATAGTCGATGATCTTGCAGGTCTGCTTGCTTGTATCATAAGGCACGTTCGATTGGCACGCGGACGTGCTGGCGGCAATGGCCACGACAATTGCTATCCGGATCATGTATGGTCCCCAAATCCCCAAGCAACCATGCACCGGATCAACAGTATAAGCAATGGCGATTGTTTGGCTCTGCGGAATATTATGGCAAGATGATATGTCCCGACACGTTACTTTCATGACCATCGATGATGCCGCGCACTATTCGCCCGAGGAGCGGGCGGCGATCGTTGGCGCCTATCCCGAGCATGAGCGCGAGGCGCGGGCTCGCGGCATTCCGGTGCTGGGGTCGGGGCGCATCTTTCCGGTGGCCGAGGCGCTGATTGCCTGCGAGCCGTTCCGGCTGCCGCGCTACTGGCCGCGCATCGGCGCGCTGGATTTCGGCTGGGACCATCCTTCCGCGGCGATAGAGCTCGCCTGGGATACCGAGGCCGATGTCGTCTATGTCACCAAGGCGGCGCGAGCCTCGCAGCAGACGCCGGCCATGCAGACGCTGACGCTCAAACCCTGGGGCGAATGGCTGCCCTTCGCCTGGCCGCGCGATGGCCGCCGCGAGACGCTGGAGGGCGCCGGCGTGGCGCTCGCCCGGCAATATCAGGCACACGGGCTGAACATGCTGTCGCGCCACGCGCAATTCCCCGATGGTTCGGTGTCTGTCGAGGCCGGGCTGATGGAGATGCTCGACCGCATGCAGAGCGGCCGCTTCAAGGTGTTTTCGACGCTTGGCGACTGGTTCGAGGAGTTCAGGCTTTTCCATCGCAAGGACGGCCAGGTGGTGAAGTTGCGGGACGACCTGATGGCGGCGACGCGCTACGGCGTGATGATGCTGCGCGAGGCGGTGGTCGATCCGGCCGAGTTCAGGGCGGCGCGAAGGCAGGCGGGGCAAAGCGATCCGCTGGGCGCGTTTCGGTAGGAGACGGGGCGCCTCCGCCGAAACACGCGCCGATCGCTCGAAAAATCTTCGATCCGACAAGTGCCCTTGCCGAACTTCAGCATGGCAAATTCGGGGCGTATGCGACCGATTCAAACTACGCCAAGAAGCTTCGGCCTTATCTGAACGATTTACGGTGAGGCGGCTTTGGACCTTGAAGAGGAGCTCCACGCGTTACCGATTGTTGCGGAATGACCGGGCGATACGCTCGGCAATCGGCCTAAACGTCGCCTGATCCTTCTTGTTCCAGACCATATCGAAACAGGTGATGATACGGTGTTTCTGGCACATGCCGTAGAAAATTGCCGTGCCGTCCGCTGAGGTGCCGGAAACCGCGGCGAGCGATGGCTTGTCAAGTTTATATGTCACTTTGTGGGCATCGCCGACGACCGCCTGCTTGAGATACTCGAACGGGCTCATTTTGTTGTTATCGGCCCGGTACTGACGGAGCTCGGCATCGGGATACCCGATTGGATCGAACGTTTGGCCGTGGTTGTCGGCGAAGCCACCAAGCAATCGACCATCGCCCTCAACAAAGAAAACGGGGATTTCGATTGTGCTTCCACCGCTGATGGAGGTGGTCCATTTGATAGGCTCCTTGGCAACGGCCAGCGGTTGCGCCAGCATCAATAAGCCAAGTGCAAAGACGATTGCTCTCATGACATTTCCTCTCCCAGCATCGCCATCGTAGAAATGCCTCCTATGGTTGTGCCGTTATCGTACTACGCCGATCAGGTTGTGACAAGAATTACATGGGCCGCAACAGCATTTTCAGCAGGCGTTGTGAGGTTATCCCGAACGCTGCGCGACATGGCTTTGCGATGGCCGTGCTTCTCAATGAAGATGGAATGAGAACGATAGGGAGTTACATGCTGGCCCGGAAGCATAAATTAGGAATTTTTTCTTACGTGCCATTGACGGCGTGAGGGCACCAATGGTACATTTTTATCCATGGTGCTGATTTGCGCCAACGGCCCGCCGACGAGGCGGGTTTTGTTTTGGGGCGATGGTCGGTTCGGATAGATGCCGCGACGATCGCGACGGAACGTAGCGCCTCGTCGCGGCGCCCGCAGGTCACGGGATGAGATCCCTTGGGTTGCGGAGCAGCTCCAGGTCTGCGCCGCGCTTCCTCCGCCATAGGATGACGAAGCAGATGGCGCATCGGCGCTTCCTTCGCCGACGATGGCTTCCGACTGACGAAAGTCCATCCATGACGTTCCGCATCATCCCCGCCACGCTGCGCGATCTTTCCTACATCGCCGCGAACCTGCGCCCCGAGGATCGCGCCGAGATCGACTGCCAGCTCGACCATTGGTCGCCGGCGCTGCTGGCGATGGCGGCGCTGCAGGGGTTTGCCTATGCCGCCGAGCTCGACGGCAATCCGGAGGCCGGGTTTGGCGCGGCCGAGCAGCGGAGCGGGCTGTGGATCGCCTGGAGCTGGGGTACGCGCCGCATGAAGCGCTGCGTGCCCGGAATAACGGAATTCTTTCACATCGTGCTTGGGCCTGAGGTGGCGGCGCGCGGCGCCTGGCGGGTCGAAGCCCGCGCTTTGGCTGCCAATCATCTGGCGCTGCGCTGGCTCGGCCGGCTCGGCGCCACGCAACGCTGCCGGCTGCCGGGCTATGGCAAGAACGGCGAAGATTTCTTCCTCTACGACTGGACAAGAGAAGGCTGGAACCATGTGTCTGTTTCAAAAACCACCGGAACTGAAGCCGCTGCCGCCGGTGCCGACCGTGCAGGACAAGGATGTGCAGGCGCGCGAAGCGGCGCTGCGGGCTGAGCTCGAACAGCGCCAGGGCACGGCGAGCACGATCAAGACCGACCTTGCGCCGTCGAGCCTCACCGGCCAGCGCCGCGTGCTCTTGGGGCTTTGACCATGACCGCGATGAAGCGCAGTTTTCGCCGCCGCGTGCTGGACTGGTGGTACTGGCGCCGGCATGCACGGCTGGTGAAGAAGCGGGGGTGAGGGGCATCCTTCTCCCCAGGGAGAAGGGAAGGCTCCGCCGTTCACGCTTTCTTCGCGAACGCCCAGACCATCAGCGGGTATTCTTCATCATTGCTCAAGTCGCGCCACAGGCCGTAGGCGCGCACGGGGCCGCCAATATGGGCGCGGGCGCATGCCTTGTTGCCCCAGCCATGCACCTTGACGTTGGCCTCGGCAAAACCACCCTCGACCATCAGCTGCTTCAGGCCGGCTGGCGTCCATCTGTTGTAGTCGTGCGGCCTGGCATGGACCCGGAACAGGAAGGGCGTCGCCACCATCGCCCAGCCGCCTGGCCTTGTCATGGAATGGATATTTGCCACCGCCGCCAGCGGCCGCTGGACATGCTCCAGCACCTGGTCGGCGATGACGATCGAATATTGCTCGTCGGTGCGGTCCTTGCAGATGTCGAAGGCGGGGAAATCGACCGACCTATAGTTGGGGCACATTGCCCGCCAGTAGCGGTTCCAGCCGGGCGAGATCTCGATGACATCGGAGGCCTTGCGGTTTCCGGCTTCGAGGAACAGCGTGAACGCCTCGATCTGGCGGATGCGCAGCCAATTGCGGGAATCATAGCCAAGCAGACGTTTGGCCGCCTGTTTGCCGCGGTTTTTCAGGGCGCCGGCAAGGCTTGTCGTCATAGGATCGACCTCCTTCAAAGCCCGCCGCGCAGGAGCCCCTAACACCGCCAGGTGGGCAAAAGATGACAGGACAGCCAATCTCCCCCCTCGTGGGTGAGATGCCCGGCAGGGCAGAGGGGGGCGTGAAGGAACGCCAACCTCGGTCATTTCCAATCGAACACCCGTGACGGGCAACATGAATATGAGGCTGGCGGGACAGCGCCCCCTCTGGCCTGCCGGCCATCTCCCCCACGAGGGGGGAGATCGACAGTTCCTGCCTCGGCGCCAAACAAGCGAGCTTAGACATGACCGATTCCCGCGCCCGCGATATCCTGTCCCGCCAGTCCGAGCTCGAGAGCGAGCGCAGCCAGTATGAGGCCGTGTGGGAGCAGGTGGCGGAGTTCTGCGACCCCGATGCGCCCGATATCTGGAACGGGCGCCGGACCGGCGGCCCGGATTCCCAGGCCGAGCGGCAGGAGCGGCGCGGCGCCCGCGTCTACGCCAACACCATCAACTCGGCCGCCAACCGGCTCGCCGCCGGGCTCGAAAGCCTGATCATTCCGCAATCGGAAAAATGGCACGGGCTGTCGACGGCGGAAATGAACGACGAGGAGACCGACGAGGAAAAGGAATGGGCGGAAGCCTTGCGCGACTTCCTGTTCTCGCTGCGCTACTCCGCCAATTCGAATTTCGTGCCGGCCACGCAAGCCTGCCTGCGCAATGTCGTGCGCTATGGCCCGGCCTATCTCTATGCCGAGGAAGGGTTCGGCTCGACGCTGATCCGCTATGCCTCGATCCCCGTGGTCGAGGGCTATCTCAGTCGCAATCGCTGGGGCCAGGTCGACACTTTCCATCGCCGCTACGAGCGCACGGCGCGGCAGGCGGCGCAGCTGCTCGGCTACGACAGGCTGCCGGCGCGCATCAAGGTGCTGGTCGACGACCCGGCCAAATGCGAGGAAAAGATCTCGCTGATCCAGTGCATCCAGCCGCGCGACGAGCGCAAGATGTATCGGCTCGGCGACCACACCCAGTACCTCGACACGGCGTTCGCCTCCTACCACGTCATCGAGGACGAGGATGAGATCGTGCGGGAAAGCGGCTTTCGCACCTTTCCGGTGTCGACCTTCAACTGGCGCCGCTACGAGGGCGATCCCTACGGCATCTCGCCGACCATCGAGGCGCTGACCACGGTGCGCGAAGAGAATGCGGTGCGCCGCTCCGGGCTGCGCGCGCTGCAGCAGATCACCGACCCGGCGACCGCCTCGAAGGCCCGGCTCGACTATGTGCCGGTGCTCAACCCGGGCGAAAACTATCCCGGCCTGATCGACGACAATGGCCGGCCGCTGATCCAACCGATCACCACCGGGCAGAACCCGACCTATGCCTTCAACTATGCGCAAAGCCGCGCCGACGAGATCCGCGACATGATGTTCGTCAACCTGTTCCAGACGCTGGTGCAGAACCCACAGATGACGGCCACCGAAGCGCTGATCCGCCAGGAGGAGAAGGGCGCGCTGCTCGGGCCTTCCGGCTCGATCATCCAGGCGGGCTTCGCCACCAATCTCGACCGCGAGCTCGGCATTCTCGAGGACAAGGGCCTCTATGACGAGGACAGCCGCTTCCTGCCGCCGGAGAGCCTGGCCGGCAAGGCGGTGCGGCCCACCTTCACCGGCCCGCTCGACGTGCTGCGCCGCTCGGCCGAGGCGCGCGACACCATTCAGGTGGTGACGACGGCCATGCAGATGGCGCAGTTCGATCCCGGTGTCATGGACAATATCGACAGCGACGAGGCGATCAAGATCGTGCAGAGCGCCGGCCGCAGCCCGCAGCGCATTTTCCGGCGCAAGGAAGAGGTCGACGGCCTGCGCGATGCGCGTGCCAAATCCCAGCAGGCGCAAGCCGGCATGGCGGCGATCGCCACCGCCGGCAAGGCGGCCAAGGACGCGGTGCCGGCGGCTGTGCAGGCACGCGACAGCGGCCTGCTCGATGGGTTGCAGGCGATGCTCCAGGGCGCGGGTGGTCAGGGTGGGGAGGGCGCTCAGACCGGGCAAGGCGTGCCCGCTGGCCAGGGCCCGGCGGGTGGCGGCGCATGAGCGGCAAACGCTTCGCCCGCTCCAGCCAGGCCGGCGGCCCGGCCAAGGCGCGGGACGCGCTGACCAAGGCGTATCTGCGCGTCTTTTCCGGCGAGGACGGCGAGATGGTGCTGGCCGATCTGGCGGCGACCGTCGGCTACTACCGCCGGCCGTCCTATGGCGAGTGGATGGCGCGGACCAGAACGCCCGAAGGCTTCGAACTGCACAGCGCGCTCAGCAATGCGCGGGCCGAGGTGGTGCAGCACATCATGGGGTTTTTGACTCTGGATGACGCGCAGCTGGCGGCGCTGGAGAAGGCGGCACGGGCTGAGGAGAGGTGAGGCGCTGAAGCCGCGTCCCTCGCCTCGTTTACGGGGAGTTGAGGAGTGGTCCGCACAGCGGACGGAAAAGCCAACGGCTTGGCTTTTCGAACGACGAACGCCGGCAAGCAGGCGAGGGCCGGCGCCAGCTTCTCATAACTCGGTGCCGCCCCTCATCCGCCCTTCGGGCACCTTCTCCCCGTGAACGGGGAGAAGGCCAGTCACCGCGGTCATCTCGACCCCTCCGACATCCAGGCTCCGGCCGAACCCACGATCCGCACTGCCGCACCCGCCGCCATTCCCGGCGGTTCGCCGCTGCGCGCGCTCTCGAAGCCAGCCGGCAGGAGACAGCCAATGGTCAGCATCATTCCTCTCTCCGTCGGCCAACGCCGGCTCGATACCGGCAATGCGCCGCAATACCCGCAGGGATCGCCGATCGGCGGCGCCATGCAAGGCCTGGGCGACCAGTTTTCCGCTGTCGCCGAGCGCTACCAGCAGATCAGGGATCAGCAGGAGGCGTTCGACGCCGAGCTTAAGCGTCGCCAGTTCATCGGGCAGATCGCGCAGGCTGAGGACGAGGTGGCGGCGAACGCGCCGCCGGACGGTGCCGGGCTGCATGAGACGATGTACGGCGAGGTCGACCCACGCAACGGCCGGGTGGTCAAGACCGGGCTGTTCGACACGCTGTTCGACGCTGCTTTACCAGGTATGCCCGAGAGCCAACGCGCCAATTTCGCCGGGCAGAAGGAGGCGATGCGCGCGGTTGGCGCGCGGCGCTTGGCGCAGCGGCAGCTTGAGCGGCGTCGGGACTATGAGCAGACCGAGGGCGACACGGCGCTGAAGACCAGCGCCATCGCCATCGGCAAAGCCGATCCCGACGATCACGCCAGCTTCGACGCGGCCCGCCAGGAGGGGCTCGACCTGATCGACAAGATGGGTGTCGACCCCGGTATCAGGCAGCAGAAGGTGAAGGACTGGTTCGGGACCGCCGCCAAGGCGCGGTTCGAGGCGCTGATTGCCAAGGACCCGAAGCGGGCGCTGGAGATGTTTGGGGTGGGCGCGCCGGGAGAGTCTTCGGAGAGCGATGCCTCCGGTATTCAGTCGGTTAGCTGGATGCGTGCTTCGGGTGGCTCGGAAGCAACTGCCGCGAAAAGTGATCGCGTTGGCAAGCCAGATGAGCGAGTGGCGCAGGCGTTCGCGGACAGTGTTCCGGCGGGCGATCCGATAGCTCTCAAGCCCGCAACCGGCCCTCTCGCGGACCTATCTCCAGATGATGTCCGGCGGCTGATCGACCGGGCACACGCCGCGAATACCGCCCAACTGATCGAGGCGCGCACCAACATCGCTCTCGCTTCGCAGAACGCCCCAGACGCAATCGCCAACACGGGTATCTATGCCGGCAAGATGCCTGACCCTGCGGACTTCGCCGCCGTTTATGGCACTGAAGAGGGCGGGAAGCGCTTCCAGGATTTCAGCCGACAAATTGATGTCGGCCGCCAGGCCTTTGGCATGCGGACCGTGCCCAATCAGGCGATCCACGCAACGCTACGCGATGCCGAGCCTGGGCCGGGCAGTTCCGAGGAGGACCGGGCACGGTTTAGGACTACCGCTGCTGCTGCCCTCAAAATACTAGGCATGAGGCGGGCAGACCCTGCTGGCTATGTTCGCGAGGTCTTTCCCAATGTCGACGCCGCATGGAGTGCGGCAACGAGTCCGGACAGCATGCCGGAGAATGGCGATGCGTACAAATGGGCCATCGCCGTCTCCGTTGCGGCCCAAAGGCAACTGGGCGTTGAAAATCCCCAACCCCTGCCAAGCACCGTTGTCCAAAGCCTGGTCGACACGCTTGGCAACAAAGATGTGCCGCAGGCTGAAAAGGGGAGCATCCTGCATGACCTTCTGGCCGCAGCGCGCGATCCGGTTGTTCGCGATGCCCTGTCTCAGCAATTGGATCAAGCTGGCCTTTCTGGGCCGGCTCAAGTCGACCCGGTCGTCACTACTGCGACAGGACGGCCTCCGTCAGCGCCGCCTAGCGAAGCCTGGTCTAGATTCCAACGAACAGCGGAGGACTTCGGCGATTATCTAAGCGAGGGTTTCGAGGCCCTAGGCCGCATCCCGCATGACATTGGGCTTGGTATCCAGGATCTGCGCGATTCCCCTTGGGGCTTCCTAGAACAACTGCCGGTTACCCCCGGCTCTGGGGCGGTTGCTGAAGGGCGCTTAGCAGTAGAGGCAGTCGGCGAAGCCGTAGCAAAAGGCTTGGCCATAGTCCGCGGCGGGACGGGCAAGTTTGCCAAGCCCTTAGAGAAGCTCGCTGCCAACGGTTCGCGCGCAGCATCGGACGTCTCCGCAGAAGGGACGGTGGCGCGCCAGACTGTCGATGCGGAGTCTCGTGCAGTAAATGCAGCAAATGAGGCCGCTTACCGCCTGAGCACAGGTGCCAAGCCCGACAAGGCTGAACTTCTTGAAATAATAAAGTCAATCGCGAGGGACCCGTCAAAGATAAAGTATGAGGGAGCATCGTTTGGCAAGGCTCTTTCAAAAAACTACCGCAAAACGTTTCTCGACGCGAACCCGAAACTGGAGGGTGAAGTTGTGGTCCACCACGCGGCTGAGCAGCAAATCTTGCACAGATATCTCGGACTCGTGACCGAAGAGGAGATGCACTCGCTTCAGAATCTGCGTGGAATTCCTAAGAGTTTGGACAATCTTTTGCACAACAAAATTTTTCGATTCGAGTGGGACGAATTTTATGCGTCGCATCCTCAGCCCACTCGTCAGCAAGTGCTGGACTACGTTGAGTATATCGACAAAAAATACGGACATCTGTTCAACCCCCCAATAGGTGGATAATGCAGTACTTCTATATCAGACCGGATGTGGCTGGTGGGCTTGGCAGAAACACCGTTTTGGACCCCAGTGTCCATCCCCCGATTGTGACCAAGCTCCACTACGTGATGGAGGGCTGGACCGGTGATGTGCTCGTTACGACGTTCCCGTGTTACCTCGTCACCGAAGAAACCCAGCGCGCATTGCAGCAGATAGGATTTTCAGGTGCGACGTTCGCTGAAGCCGAGGTGACGACATCTGAGGAGTTTCATGAATATCAACCTGGGCAGGAACTTCCACCTTTTGTCTGGTTGAAAGTGAATGGCAAGGCCGGCCGCGACGACTTCGGGATCGCAGCAAACTATCGCCTCGTCATCTCGAAACGCATTCTTGATTTGCTGGAGTCTTTGGGGATTCCGTTTGCTGTGGTCGAGCCTTACGAACAGTAACGGGATCGCGCTTTTTTTCGTCGCGGCGACGCAACGCTGACCGGCCTCTCCAGTGAAGTTTGGCGGGAGTCCGATCGATGTGTCCAACAAGGTTGTTCTGCAGCAGATTGCGCCCTGGTGGAACAAATTGCTGAAAGACATAGGAGAATATAAGTGTGATATAATTTAACGGAGGGAGATCTCGATCCACCGGCTGAAGCTGCGGTTGTCGATGGCCTATCCGCAAACCTGGGAGTAACGCTGCCCAAAGATTACGTCAATTTCCTTAAGGAGCATAATGGAGGTGAAGGCTGCATTGGCGACAGCTATTTAATTTTTTTCAAAGCCGAAGAGTTGATAGACTTCAATCGAGAATATGAGGTTGCAAAATACGCACCAGGCATCCTCTTGTTCGCATCAAACGGAGGAGGGGAAGCCTATGGCTTCGACACCCACGATGTGGAAATGCCAATCGTGCGCATCCCCTTTATATTTGTGGAACGGCAATCCGCCGAGACGATAGCGCGAGACCTCGCCGGTCTATTTGCTACGCTGGAGGACTCGGAATGAGCGTCCAAGGTACAGCTTCGCGGTCTAAGGGCATGGAACTGTTCGAGGTCAAACCGATTGCAGTCGGCGGCGATCCAGTCAGTTTGGAAAACAAGATCTGGTTGACCAGACAAGAGCATTTTGAAGTAGTGCGTTTCTGGAATCGGACTATCGAAATTCAGCGTAAGGCGGCGCTCGATCCTCATTAGGTAAGTGATGAACTATTTTTACATAAAACCCGATGTTGCTGGTGTGGGGGCGCCGCGCGCCAGAACCCAGCGTCATGCAACTTGTCCCTAGATCCCAGCACGATCCTGGGACTATCTTCCAGAAAGCACTGCACCCGAATCGTCGAGGAGGATTTTCTTTGTGGGGAAAATAATAAAGTTGTTGGATATCGTTGGAAGACTTTCGGATTTTGACGAGGATGACACGATCTATGTGGCCGAGCCTTGGACCGAGGATTCCAATGCAATGGTCGCGACCGCGCCCGACGATAGCACGGCGCCTCCGAAGGCGGCCGCCAAAGCAGGGCTGACATATTTCATCGAAATATTCATTGCGATCGAGTTTACCGAGGCCTGGGTTGCTTCGCTGGAAGAAAAACCCAGTCTGTCGGCCATCTGCCAAAGGCTCATTGAATACGCTATCAACGATGCGTGAGGGAAAATGTCGACCGACCCACGTCACGAAGGAAAGCCGCTGCTCAGGCTGCTGGAGCTTTATGTGCTCTGGGCCATCGGAGAACTTTCTCAAGAGTCGGAGGATGGCTTGAAAAAGATGGCCCCCAAACTGCAATCTATCTATGGCGGAGATGGACAATGGTATGACGCAATAGCCCAGTCTATGCACATGCCTGAGGGAATGCCGGCAGCAATCCGGGATATGTGGGCAAGGAATCTCAAAATCGCCCGCGACAACAATGTGACGCTCACGCCCCAGCAATTTGCCGAGATGTTCGTGGACAACAATTTCGCGGCGTGATCGTTCGGCAGCACCAGCTTTTTCAGACCTTGGCGCTGCCCCTCATCCCCCTGCCGGGACCTTCTCCCCGTGAACGGGGAGAAGGGAGCTGGCGATCAATAATTGCCGTTGTAGTAGCGGTCGTCGCAGGGCGCGGTGTAGATGCGGCCGTACCGGTCCTGGTAGCGGCAGAGCTGGTCTTCGCGGCGCTGCGGGGTGGTGGCCGAGCCGACGACGGCGCCGAGCAGGGCGCCGCTGGCAGCGCCGATGACCGTGCTCTTGGTGTTGCCGCCGATCGCCTGGCCGACGAGAGCGCCGCCGGCGCCGCCAATCAGGGCACCGGTCGTGGCCCGCTGCTGGCCTTCGGTCTGCGACTGGCAGCCGGCAAGTGCCGCGGTCATCAGCACAGCGGCCATGGCTTTGTGAAAGGTCATGCGAGGTCTCCCTTAAAGGTCTGAAATCCCTATCGATCGTCCCGTGCCGCCGCATTGCGGCGGAACGGGGGCACCGTCACTCACGATATAAGACATGGTTTCTCGGGCGTTGATGGACCGGGAGGCCAAAACATCTCTTTCGAACAAGGCGCTAGCTCAAGTCCTTGTCAGAATGATTCAGCCGGTGGCGGCTCGGCTGAAGCCGGGCCTGGTCCTTGCCGCGCGCTGTGCGCCTCTGCTCGTCTCACTGAACAATGGAGAAATGTCATGACCCGAGGTCTTCCCCGGACGCTTGTCCGTGCCGCCGCCCGCGAGGCCGGCCTTGCCCCGCCCAAACTCGGCCTCAAGGCCGTCACCACCGGGCAGGGCGGTGCTTTCCGCACCGTCTTCACCTTCGCCGGCATGCAGGTGCCGGTGACGGACGCGCTCGCCTATGCCGCCCAAAAGCTTTTCGACTTCACCGATGGCAAGGTGCGCATCAAGGGCGGCACGGCGCGGCTGCAGGTCGCCGTGCTGACGCCCCGCGCGTCGACCATCAACGACGGTGCGGCGCTGAACTGGTCGCTCGGTTCAGTGGCGGCGTCGAGCGCCACGCTGGCCGGCACCATGGTCAATGTGCTGGCCTCGACGGCGCGCACGCTGGACGGCGCCGGTGCCGCGCTCTCCACGGCCTCCACCGCCGATATCGCAGCGGCCGCGACGCTGGATGGCACCGCCACACCGGTCGATCTCTATCTCAATCTGGCGTTCGCCACCGGCACCGACATCGATGCGGACGGCACACTGGCGATAACCGGCATGGTGACGCTGCTGTGGGAAAACTGGGGGGATAATGCGTGAGGCCTGGGGGAGGCATGATAGCCGCTAAGTGCGGCCTTTGAGCCAAGCCTCCCAATCCGACTGGGTCATCATCTCGTGTCCGTGCACGCGATGCCACTCCACCCATTCGGCATGCGTCGGGAGTTCTGCGAGTATCGGCTGGTAGCCTCGCTGTTCGTATTCGCTCTTTGGCAGGAGCATGGAATTCTTCTCATAGAGGACCATCACGACGGTCTCGCTATGGCGATACAGACCCTTGGCCATTGTCTTTTCCTGTAGCCGCAAACAGATCGTGCAGCATTGCACGCGTCGCTTTTCCCAACAATCACAAGGAAAAATCACATGACAGATCTGGCAGACGCCGGGTCCGTGGCGGCGCGTGCGCAGCCGGCGGGCAACCCAGTACGGCCACCGGCCAGCGGGGACAACGGGTCCGCCCCTGTGGCTGGCAAAAGTTGGTTTGACGGTCTTTCCGAAGGCAACCGCAAGCTCGCTGAAACCAAGGGCTGGACCAAGCCTGAAAGCCTCGACAGGGTTTTTACATCCTATGCGGAGCTGGAGCGACAGCAGGGTGAGAGCCTGCGCGTTCCCGGCCCGGACGCGTCGCGGGAAGACTGGGAGCGTTTTCATGCCCGGCTGCCCGAGACCATGCGCCCGGTCACCTCGTCGGAGACGGTCGAATACCGCCGGCCGGAAGGGCTGCCGGAAAACTTCGCCTATTCGGACGAACTCGCCAATGCGTCCAAGGCCTGGGCGGTCGAAGCGGGTGCTTCGCCAAGAACCGCGCAGGCCTATCACGACAAGTTCGTCGGCTACATGGCCGAGCAGGCGAAAGCTCAGGAGATCGCGCTCGCCCGTTCGGTGGAAGCCACCCATGACGACCTTGTCCGGGACTGGGGACCGACCGACAGCGACGGCTTTCGCCAGAAGCTCGAGGTCGCCAACCGGGCGATGAAGAAGCTTGGCCTGGTCAATGCCTACAAGGCGAAGGGCATCCTTCTGCCTGATGGGGCGCTGACCGATCCGCAGATCGCCAAGGCCTTCCACGCCATTGGCGAGGCGATGTTCCGGGAAGACACGATCGACGGCGGCGCGACCTTTAGCGGAGGCAATCCGTTCAAGCGCAACGTCGCCGGCGAACGCAACCTGACGGCCATTTCAGCCCTCGTCAAAAGCGACCCCGCCCGCGCCCGGCGGCTGGCCCGCGAGGCGGGAGAGAACCCGGACCGCTGGATGCCCAACAACCCGCTCTGACGAGCGGCCACCACCACCCAACCTGAAGGAAGACAAAAATGGCAGATGCCTACACCCGTATCGCGGACGCGATCGTTCCGTCCGTCTATGCGCAATATGCGTTCGAGGAACATGTCCAGTCGCTCGAAATCTACCAGGCCGGAATCCTGTTTTCCGACCCGGCCATCTCCTCGAAACTGTCGATGGGCGGCCGCTCCGTCGACATGCCCGGCTGGAAGGATCTCGGCAACGACCCTTCCGAGCCGGTCAATGACGATCCGGCCGATTCCATCGAGATGAAGAAGATCGGCTCGCGCCGCGAGGTCGCCGCCCGCAACGTCCGCGCCCAGGCCTGGGGCGTACCGGACCTGACCTCGATCCTGGCGGGCGATGATCCGCAGAAGCTGATCGTCAAGCGGCAGACCGAGTACTGGCAGCGCGCCAACAAGCTGACCCTGCTCGGTATCCTGAAGGGCGTCGTCGCCGACAACATCGCCAATGATGGAGGCGACTTGGTGCGCACCACCGGCGCTTCCATCGTCGACACCGACATCATCGAGGCCGCCTACCTGATGGGCGACCGCGCCGACAAGTTCAAGACGATCTGGATGCACTCCAAGCAGATGAAGGCGCTCAAGCTCGCCGACCTCATCGACTATGTGCCGTCGTCCGAGCAGGGCGGTCCGCTGATCCCTTACTATATGGGCCTGCGGGCGGTCGTCGACGACGACATTCCGGTGACGGCGGGCGTCTATACCGCCTTCATGTTCAAGGACAAGGCGATCCTGTGGAACGAGTTGCCGGTCAACACCGAAGGCGGGCCGCTCGAGTTCGACCGCAAGCCGCGCCAGGGCCATGGCGGCGGTGTCACCGAAATGGTCGGCCGCCGGCATTTCGTGCCGCATGTGCCCGGCACCCGCTTCCTCGACGCCTCCTCGGCCGGTGAATTCGCCACCGATGCCGAGCTCGCACTGGCGGCCAACTGGGACCGCACCGCGTCGAGCGTCAAGAACATGACGTTCATCGCGCTGAAGACCACCGAGGCCTGATCGGGCCAAGAGGCGAGAGGGCGGGAGCGTTCGCGCTCCCGTCCCTTTTAGGAAGGTCGCGGCTGTCCATTTGTCATCGCCTTGCGAGATTTCCGACAGGGATGGAGGGCTGGTCCTCAGACTGTCGATTCCGCGTGGCGCAATCGACTTGTTTGGGGCAGACTGACCGTCAATCAGCCAACCAAGCTCAAAAGCAGCAGTCCATCTCCATGCGACTTACAGCCACAATTCTGTTTCTGCTCTCCATTTCGGCGCCTGCCGTTGCCGGCAAGATTTCCGAACCTGCCAAGGGCGTAACACTGTCCTACAACAGCAATTTGTGGTCGGCGACGCTCGACGACAAGGACATCGTCCTGTCCTGCATGGGTGAGACTTGTGGCGGCGATTGCGATGTGGTCCTGACGATGACTCCCACAGGTCTGACCTCGCACGAATTCTTCGATCGATTCCGAAACGAGATAAACAAGAATACTATCGTCAAGGCGTCCGAGTCCGGTCTGGATCCGGTTGTCGTCGACAAACCGGCCACCGTCACGGTCGCCGGAAAGGAAGTCTCTATCTCTTCTGTCCGTCTCAAGCTTTTGGGCTCGCATGCGCGGAAGTGGATGATGGTCGAAGAGGCATCGTTCGGGGTGGTCACGCTGACCTGCAATAGCAGCGAGGATGAATACGAGATCGCCAGAAAGACGTGGTTGGATCTGATGAAGGGCATTGTCATTCCGAAGTAGTGACGGTGGCTCTGACCCCACTTCGCAATGAAGGAATGAAGAGGCGTTGAAGCTGCCGATCCTCCCCGGGGGCGGGGAGATTGGCCGCTCTGTTGGCGGACCAAATCATTCACCCGAAAATTCCCCAAGCCGCTTCGCAGCGGCTTTTTTCATGCCTGGAGACAAATCATGATCCTTGCTCGACCCGCATGGACGAGGCGCTGAGCCATGGCCATCACCCCGCTCGATATCGCCAACATGGCGCTGGCCGTGCTTGACGAGGCGCCGATCGACAGTCTCGACCAGGACGTCAAGGCGGCGCGCCTGTTGAACCTGCATTTCGACCTCGCACGGGAAGCGGAGCTCACCAAATGTGCATGGGTGTTCGCGATCCTGCGCGCCACGCTTGCGGGGTCGGATACCGGCAGCGGCGATTGCACGCTGAACTTCGCTTACGAGCTGCCCGCCGACTGCCTGCGGCCGCTGCCCTTGACCCATAATGGCGAGCCGGATGGCGTGCCGATCTCGTGGCGCCAGGAGGCGGACCTGATCTACAGCGACCAGTCCGGCCCGCTGACCATTCGCTATGTCGCCAACCTTACCGATCCGAACGACTGGGACGCGCCGTTCACCGAGGTGCTCGTGGCCGCACTCGCCATCAAGGTCGCGCATCCGCTGACCCACAAATCGGGCATGATCGACATTGCCCGCTCGGCCTATGACCGGGCGCTGGATGCCGCGCTCAACGCCAACGCCATCCAGCGCGGCGGCCGGTTCTACACTGCCTCGTGGTCCAGCCAGCGCGGCGACAACAGGATTGCGCGCTGATGACGACGCTCTATCCCGTCCAGGATGTCTTCACCCGTGGCGAGATCTCGCCGCGCCTGCATGCTCGTGCCTCGCTCGATTTCTATCGGGCGGCGCTCGCCAGATGCGAAAACTTCGTCACCTTGCCGCATGGCGGCATCCGCAAGCGCGGCGGCACCTATTTCGCCGGCGAGGTGAAGATCTCGGCCAAGAAAACACGGCTGATCCCGTTCATCTTCTCGGCCGACCAGGCCTACGCGCTTGAATTCGGCGACCTCTACATCCGCGTCTATGCTTATGGTACGCGCGTCGGCACGGTGGAGATCGCCTCGCCCTATCTCGAAGCGGACCTGTTCGAACTCACCTATGTCCAGTCGGCGGACCAGATGTGGATCAGCCACAAGGACTATCCGCCCAAGGTGCTGACGCGCACCGCGCAAACGGCATGGACCCTGACGGACTTCGCGTTTCTCGACGGTCCCTATGATGAGATCAACACCACGGCGACCACGTTGACGCCGGCGAGCACGGGCCATGCCACGCCAAAGATGACCTCTGCCACGACCCCGAGTGGCACCGTCACCGACAATGGCACGGGCACAACGAGCTGGAGGGCGTTTGACCGGGCCATAAACGGCTCTGTCACCGTGTCGACGGGAAGCAGCGGGTTTCTGCAGTACCAGTTCCCCGCTGGTCAAGGAAAGGCAGTCAATGCCTACTGGATCTCGGCGTCGGAGGATGCCGCCAAATGGGGCGACACGCCGACGCAATGGAAACTGTCAGGTTCCAACGATGGCGTGAATTACGTCTCGCTGGACGGCAGGGCGTCGGAGCGCGGCTGGTCCGGCTCGGAAGTGCGCTTCTACGATTTCCAGAACCAGACGACCTATGAATACTACAAATTCGACTTTTCCGGTGGTGGTGGCGACGACGCCAACAACACTTCAATATCGGAAGTCGCGCTGACCGAAAGCGGCGACCTGATGACGCCGTTCGATCTGATCGCATCGGCCGTGGCCGGCATCAATGGCGGCATTGGGTTCCAGGCAAGCGATGTCGGCCGATCGATCCGCCTGCTTGGTTCCGACAATGTCTGGCGCTGGGCCAAGATCGCCAGCCGAACCAGCACCACTGTGGTCAAGGTCAGGCTGTATGGCCATGCGCTGCCCGACCTCTCCCCGATCACGCGCTGGCGGCTCGGCACTTTCGTGCCGGGAAAATATGTCGAGAGCGGCTCGCTTTATGAGGAGCGCCTGGCCTTCAGCCGCAAGTTCTCGGTCTATGCCTCAGCCACCGGCGACTTCGACAATTTCGCGCTGGGCGAGAAGGACGACGACGCGCTGGAATTCGTCCAGGCCGGCGGCGGCCAGGCCAACGACATCGTCTGGATCGCCGATTCCGACGGAGCGCTTCTGATCGGCACCAGCGGCGGCATCAGGGCGCTGTCGGGCTCGGGCATCGACGAGGCGCTGACGCCGTCCTCATTCAAGAACCGGCGCTCGCGCACCTTCGGCTGCGCTCGCATCCGCCCGGTCGATGCCGGCCAGTCGTTCCTCTATGTGACGCGCTCGCGCAAATCGATCGCCGAGCTGACGCAGACCGCGCAGAGCCGCTTCACCTCCGACGACATCGGCCAGATTTCCGAGCATATCCCCAAGCAAGGCGTGGTCGAGCTGGCCTTCCAGACCGATCCCGACCCGTTGCTCTGGTTTCCGCTCGATAATGGCGAGCTTGGTGGTTACACGCATCAGCCAAGCCAGGAAGTGCGCGGTATGCACCGCCATCGCCTGGGGGGTACTTTCAGCGGGTCCGATTGGGCCGAGGTCGAGAGTGCCGCGGTGACCCCGGGCCAGGATGGCAATGACGACCTCTGGCTGATCGTCAAGCGCACGATCGGCGGCGTGACGAAGCGCTATATCGAGATCAAGACCGTTCCGTTCGAATACGGCGCCATCGCCGACGCGTTCGAGGTCGATTGCGGGCTGACTTACACGGGCGCCGCGGTGGCCACGGTAGGCGGCGCGGCACATCTCGCCGGCCAGCCCGTCGATGTGCTGGCCGACGGCAAGGTCTATCGCGGCCTCATCGTCAGCGGCGGCGGCACGGTTACGCTGCCTGGCGGCTCGACCGCCGCCAAATGGCAGCTCGGCCTGCCCTATGCGGCGGGCGCCGACACGCTGGAGCTCGATGTCGGCGGCCGCGACGGCTCCATCATCGGCCGCCGCAAGAAGGTGGCGAAAGCGATCCTGTCGCTGCTCGAGACCGACACTACGGGGCTTGCGGTGCAGTCCTTCATGCGCGGCCGCTGGGAACCGGTGCGCATGCCCTCGATCGTCGCGCCCGACGGTCGGGCGACGCTGTTCACCGGCAATGTCGAGGTGCCGATCGACGACAGCTGGGAAGGGCAGGGCCGGGTGCGGATCCGCCATGTCAACCCGACGCCCTGCACGATCCGGGCGTTCACGCCGGTGTTCGACGCCGAGCCGTAGCTGATCTCCCCCCTCGGGGCAGGGCTATCGCATATGAACGATGGCCTGGATGAGATAGTCATCATTCCAGGCGCATTTTTTGATGCGGTGGCTGATGGGGACTTTGTCGATGTCGGCGGCCTGAAGGATATTTCTGGCGATGCGGTTTAGGAGCGCGATGTTGGCAGGGGCGTTGTCCTTGCGGGCACGGCTGAGGTCCTCGCGCAGGTGAACGTCAAGCATCCAGTGCAGTGCGTTTTCGATCTGCCAATGCGCTCTGGTGAGGTCGATCGC